CTCGTAGGTATCTTTCTAGTCTGTGTTCATGATTCCCTGGTATATAATAGATCAATGCTTTTGGAAATGCTTTTTTAAGACTATCGAAAAAATCCCTTGTCATTTCTAGTTCATCAGCAATCGAAGTCACTCGTGGATCTTTCTCGTGAAAACTTAATTGATAGAAGTCCATCAAATCACCATTGATAAAAATAGCATCTACTTTCTCTTTTTGCCCGTATTTTAACGCTGTGGTGAGTGCTTTTTGATCGTGATAGGGAAAATGTATATCTGACAACAAAAGTACCTTAGAAATTGATTTTGGAAGTTTCCAAATTTCTCTAATATCTGACTTTGATTCAGGTAGGTTGAACGGATTATAATTGAATGCAGGTTCTTGAAATAAGGACTTGTCTGCAATTCTACCATATCCACCTAACCCCCTAACTCTGTTTACTGTACACCTTGCATGTTCTACACTAGTAAACACTTTCGGATTTTCTTTATATAGCTTTTTGGCCAATGTTAATTTGGGAGTATCAGGAAATCTTTTTACCATTTCCTTAGCTATTTTTGTTACAATACCTTCTTGGCCTTTCTTACCCATTGTCAGTGGCTGTTGGTGTGCAAATCTTTTGCTGAATACCATCGCCAACAGAAATCACAATACTAACAATCAGCTTTACAATAGGATTTTTAACCATAGCAGAAACAAGCTCAAGGCCCTTCTTTGAGTTTTCCCAATTGTCGCAAAATACTTCTGTCACTCTTTCTCCGTTGTGGCTTGTCGCATCCATATCCAAAGACACATTTTCTAAGTTGTTAAGGTCGTTCAGTCTCATATTATTTTTTTTTATATATTTGTATGATTCATTTAATACTTAATTCGCACTTGAATTGACAAGTTACCTAATGGGTGAAGTACATGGCAGTACTTTGGGATTATTTTATTGTCAATACCATATTCCTATTTTGCCCTTGACTGAAAGAAATATGGACCCAATGTGGTCCCGAATCGTCCCCGTACTCCCAAATTAACTGGTCCCAAATAAGATTAGCCTTGCACCAATCAAACAGCTTTTTATTTTCTTCTTTGCTTCCTGCAGTCAAATCAATCGCTTCACCTTTACAATGCTGACTTGTTGAACTTCCCCCTACTTTTTCATTCAATAACGTACATCTAAAAAAAGAATTTATCTTAATAGGTTTATCATACCATTCTCTTAATGGCTCAAAACAAGCATTTGCCACAATACGCATTGCAAACAACTGGTGTTCTGTTGGTGTGTTTTCAATACCAAATCTAATTGCTGTTGGCGATTGTGTTGCTTCGTTGTAACTTATATGCTCTGAAATGTTATTCATCGACCTTGAGCTTTATATGGCTTATTGCTTTCCTTTTTATTCGGATGCTTTTTTGCGATTCCTTTTTTCTTTGCTTTCTTTACAACTACAGATGATTCCTGCTTTTTCATTACGAAAACAATATTTGTGAATTAAAATTATTTCTTCCATTACAACAAGCATTCAAACAAGCTGAATTGTGATTCAAAGGTGAAATAAATTCAGGATATAAATCTCTATTTTTTACCAAATATTCCCACATCTTTTGCTCATAAAATTCCGCTTTCTGTGCATAGTGTCGATTCATAAACTGAACCATTTTTGATTCTGCTGCTGCGGAATTGTCGCCAGATTGCGTTTGGATTCCTTTGTTTTTCAATTGAAAAGATAATTCAATGACAGCATCGGCTGCGGCCCGCCAAGCAATGGATGGCTGCATCAATGCAACAAGTGTTTCTTCGTCTGGGTTCAATGTCTGTGCGTTGTATTTAACAAGCAAATCATTGTAAAAATATGTTCCCAATGTCGATTGTGTCCACATATCTGAAGCCGAACGGATCAAAGGAAGTATTTCCGTAATATTAATATTTGCAGTCAAAGGTGTATTCACCTTTATATAATTTTCGGTTACAAAATAGATTACTGTTGCCATATTAATTTTGGAGCATTAAGTTTATGTCTTCTTCTTTTAGTCCAAGTCCAGTCCGTAATAAAACAGAAGCTTGTTTCTTGTTTAATTTGCCTTGACCGTATTGGCGAATGATTCGCAACAGCTGTTGTTGATGTCTACCAGTCATGTTCTTGATAGCTGGGTTTGTCAATAGCTGTTCTTCTGCTGGTGTTTCAGCACTCAGTTCTTCTTCTTCCATTGCAGTCGGTTGTCCTGGTACAATTTCTTTTTCAATAATTTGGAAGTCGTTAATTTCAATTGAATTTTTTACTCCTGCAATATCTAAAAGTTCATCATATATTTCAGTCAGTTCATCACGCAATGGCATGATAACATTCTTTTCAAATATAGAATAAGACATTTGAAGTTCCTCAGAATTTCCCATTCCTCCTGCAACTTTGATACCCATAATAGACGGGTTTATTCCATGTGCAAAACAAATTTTATTCAATATATTTTCAATAGTCGAATCAAATAATTTATCATTTTGATTTGTCGGAATTGATGTTACTTCAGGAGTATTGTCAAATCCTTGACCTTGCATTATTATAATTTTACCAGCTCCAGAAGCTCCAGAATTATCAACTAATCCTTGTTTAAAATTATCCCGTTCAGCATCAGATTCAAACATCTTTGGAACTCGTATTGATAACGATGGCCAGATAGAATTTTGAATGTTGCTCTTTTGTAAATATGAAATCTCACCATCAAGAAATACATCATTTAATACCGATATATAAGAAGGTAGCGGATAGGTATCTTGTCCAACTGTTTCAGCTTGATACACCCATAATGATTCCAAATCCCTTCCGTTTGGTGTGTATTTATTAAATTCAATTAGTTCTGTTCTTCTGCTCCAGTCATTACAATAAACAAATTTGTCAAGTGTTTGATTATTTCTTATTGTTGCTGGATTCAGCTTTTTCATTGATACGAATTTACCATTCACATCTTTTCTAATTAGCATACAAACTCTTTTGTGAATCAAAAAATCAATTGGTAAATAGCGGAATATATTTTTGAATTTATTCTTCTTTTCAAAAGCATATAATTCAACTTGTTCAACTCCCGTTGTTGCTGGAACCTTATATTCATAACCGCCACCGATAGCAGCACGTGAAATAAATTCCAAGCACCCAGAGTGCATTGGACTAGTATAGTATAATTGATCTAAAATTTGAGGATAAAGGTTGTCAGCTCCAAATTGAACAATACCGCTAACAGTGTACCAACTGCTTATGAATGGTTTGCCTAAATCGCCCTTGCCAATCTTAAAGAATGGAGTGGAGAAAGACATTTTACCATCGTTAATACTTACAACTTCAGGTGTTGTATTTTGTTTTTCAAAAAATGTTTTGCCGAATATTTTCATTTATCTGTATATTTCTGTTACACCAGTGTCTTGGTCTGGTTGTGTTAAATCACCAACAACCATTTTGCCTTCTTCTAATAAACTCCCAAACGTATTCGGGTCAAGTGAATCCGTTGTTGATTGATACACCTTGTATTGATATTGACCAGGTTTCAAATATAATGGAATGTCATTCCCTCCATTTGTTGAACCTGCATCATCTTCAACAATTTCAAACAAGTTGTATCTATTACAATAATTTGAAAGGTCTAAGGTAGTAAAATAAATCAAAGGTTGATATTCATTAAGTGTTGCTAATGGCTGAAACGAAAATATAAAAAACGGATTTGATATTGTTACTCTTTCCGTTAAAGTCAAAACCACTTGATTCGTTGTATTTCGTATTATATAAATCATCTATATTAAATTAAAAAAGCCACACCAAACTGGCATGGCTTTTAAAGTTTAAACCCATTAAACTTATGAAGTAGCTACTAATAACGATGCTGCAATTGCCTCACTTATTGTGTATGCAGAAAATTCATTTTGTCCTACAAGCGTAACATTGTAATTTGAACCATCTGCACGAGCTGTTCCAGAACCACCTGCAACTGCTGTTAATTGCATGTATGGAAAATACCAATAAGTTCCATTCGCATCACCAACAACAACGTACAAATATCTTTGACCTTCGCCAATAATTTTAAGTGCTTTTGATTTGTCAGCATCTCGGCGATGAAAAACCAAGTTAATTGTTGAAGTATAAAAAGAACTTCCAGCGATTAAATCAGATGCACCTTCGTCTGTATAGTTTGATGTATTTCTTTTGAAATAAAAAGACAATGCTGGAGTTAATGGAAGCAATGTCATTGCTGTAATTGACCACGTTGCTGGATCTTCTGTGATAGATGCAATATCATCCATGTCACCAACATAAGCAGTATATATACCACCAGTATTGTTGTCGCAGCTTTTAATTATATTTTCTAAATCGTTACAAGCCATTTGTTTTTGTTTTTATATTGTTAAAAAAAAGGCGAGCTTTTCACTCGCCCTTTAATATTTGTATTCTTTTATTCAGATTAAGAACAAGGTCCTGCTGAGTAGAAAACAATCTCTGCTGGATTCACATAAAAGAATCCCATCTTCAAATCAACACGTGTTCTCAAAATTGGTTCAGCAACTGTATCTTCCAAGTTTACTGACTTCAATACTTTAGAATCGTTATCACCATCAAAAGCATAAATTAAATTGTCTTTCAAAGTTAATACCATTGTGTTGTTGCTCATTCCTTCAGCAACTACAATTTTGATACCTAACCAAGTTAATTGAAAACCACCATTCACAGATGGAATGTTTGCGTTTGCATAGCTGTAAGTAGCTTGTAAGAAAGCTGCAGCAACGTTTGAAGAAACAAAATAACGTAAGTCTTTTATCTTACCTTGTACCGCTGGAAGTAATCCTGCGAATAATTTATTCATTTCAGCAATTACGTTTGTAGCATCTACTGTTGTAGAAACAATTTGAACAACTGCAGGGTCAGCACAAAGTTGTACTTCGTAACCATTACACTCATCTAAGTATGTACCAGTTGAACCTGCTGTGTTACCTCTCCAACGAATTGCTTCGATTTCAGCACCAATTTCTTTGCTCATTTCGTCCCAATAGTATGACATGAAAGCGTTCACATCAAATGGAGCTGAAGCTCCTTTTGCCATCCAAGCAGAAACGAATGACTGCTCAATATCAAAACGACAAATTTGTGCCATTGCTGAAATTGGACATACATCAATATCAATTGCATC